AGATTGCCCTGCTGCGCGAGGCCATGCTGCAGCCCTTTCGCACGCTCAGGACGATCGAGATGGCCCCGGCCCTCACATGGCTGGGCGACACGAAGCTGGCGAACCCCAAGCGCCTGCGCATGCACCTGCACCGGCTGCGCGAGGCCGGGCTGCTGCACTGCCTGCAAGACCCGGAAGACGAGCGCGGCCTCTTGTGGGCCTTCAATCGCAACTCCAGCGTCCAGCAGCGCACCGGGGGCATCGACCCCCTGACCATCACCCCCGAAGAGCTCCTGGAGGCCTTCTCGTGGCGCGGCAAGCGCCGCTCGTCCTATGACCCCAATGCCTGGAAGAAGGACGAGGGCAAGGCAGGGACCGAGCGGGCAATGAACCAGTGCTCCAGCCCCTGGCAGTATGCGGAGCGCCTGAAGGCCATGTAGAATCCACCCCCACTGACCGAAACACCACCATGCGAACAACCGAAAACCACACAGGCCACCCGCTCTATCCCATCCTCGTCGCCGCCCTCGAGCAGGCGATGTACGGCAAGGGCGAGCGCCACGGCGGCAACGCCACGCCGTTTCTCGACCAGCCGATGTTCCACTACATCAAGATGCACGGCCGCGGCTTCGCCACCGGCCAGGCCGCCAAGAAGCTGGAAGAGGCCGCAAGCACGCGATCCGGCGCAGCCTTTGAGACCGAGGTGCTGGGCGCGATCGTCTACGCCGCCAGTGCCATTCTGAGCGAGCGCATGAAGGACGAGAAGGACAAGCAGATGAGCCTGTCCTGCCCGCCCGAGAAGCCGTTCGTTGCGCAGGCGAGCGTCTACGGCGAAAAGCGCCGCAGCATCGACGACGCCACCCCGGCCGAGTGGGCGGCCGCAGCGCGGGCATCCGCCGGGTACTGACATGGCAGACATCGTCGACACAGCCAACGACCACGCAGAGCTGATCCTGCAGATGTCCGTTGCGCAGCAACAACGCGCCAAGCGCCTCGTGCCCACCGGCCAGTGCTTTTTCTGCGAAGATCCGACCCCAGACAACGCGCTGTTCTGCTCCTCCGGCTGTCGAGACGACTGGGAGCGAGAGCAGCAAGCCAAGGCCCGCAACGGCCGCACCTGAACAACGCCACGACGCCGTATCCCTGCGGCGGTCCCCAGCGCAAAGCGGGACAACTCCTCGGTCGCGCACTCCGACCGAAAACGGGGAATGAGTTGCGAGGCGCAGGTTTCCTGCCCCGTTGGGGTCAGTCGCCAAAGGAAGTCTGACGCCCCGGAAAAGACGGGGACCATCACGCATGCAGGCTGGCAGGTATGAAGCCGGTCAAACCGAATGAAGTCGTGCTCTGCTCGGCCGGGCAACATGTACGGCGGCTCATCCCGGTGCTCTGTGCGGATCGCAACCGCAACAGCCTGCAGTCGTGATGGTCAAGCGCAACGGCAGGGTCCGACCACCCGTGCGGCGTAGGGCTGGGGGATCCCGGCCGCCATCAGCCCCAAAAGAAAAACCCCCGCGCTCATTGGTGCGCTCGTCAGCGCGGAGGCGGGGGCCGTGTTGAGCAGATTGTAGGCCCCTCACGGGGCCTTTTTCTATTCACGAATCTATTCATGCCCAGGCCGCGCGCCCAGTAAAAAGGCCCCCGAAGGGGCCTCTCAATCTATTCACGCCGCCTGCTTCGCTGGCATCGGCTGGGCCTCGAACTCGCCCGGCTGGTACAGGAGCTCGATCCCCTGCAGGCCGCGCAGGCCGCTCTTCGAATCGCGCCAGCGCTCGATGCCGCCCCGGGCCAGCAGTGCGTTGACCAGCCAGCGCTGCGTGCGCGGGTGCTCGTTCTGGTCGTGCGCCCATGTGCGCCACGAGTCGAAGAGCTCGCTCGTCATCGCCGTGGCCCCGTCCTTGACCACACAGCGCTCCTCGATGAAACGGCCGACCGGGTCCTCGTCGGTGAAGTATTCCTGCGTCGCAGCGAGAACCACGGCCGGGGGCTCGAGGCCTTCGACCTGCCACAGCGAGCAGCCTTCGATCGCCCACTGCAGGATCTGCGGCCACTCTTCCCTCAGCTTCTCGGGCAGGGCCTTGTCGACGACGGCCGGCTGCACCGTGAAGGGCACCAGGTGGATGCGTCGCTTCATGGCGCGGTCGAGGTTGTGGATCCGGGGCTTGTGGTTGCCCAAGAAGGCCAGCTTGAACTGCGGCAGGAACTCGAAGGAGTCCTTGTGCATGAAGCGGGCGCGGATCGGGTCGCCGCCGGTCGACAGCTTGACCTTGCTCTCGTCCCAGTACCGGCCCTCCTGCGTCTCGCTGGCGGTCACCAGACGAGCGCCGCGCAGTGCGGCCAGCTCGGTCGGGTGCTGCTCGCCCTTGGTGCTGGCGAACGTCTCGGTCGGCGTCGTCTGCGCGTACTGGCCCATGATGCCCATGAGCGCGCCCACGAACACCGACTTGCCGTTGCCGCCGGGGCCCCAGAAGAACTGCAGGATCTGCTCGGAGGTCTTGCCCGTGAGCCAGTAGCCCACGCTCTTGTGCAGGTAGTGCACGAGCTCCTGGTCGCCGCCACAGGCCTCGTGCAGGAAGGCCAGCCAGCGCTCAGGGGCACCGGCTGCAGGAGCCACGGCCGTGATGCGCGAGTGCAAGCCCTTCGGGTCGTGGGGGCCGACCTGGCCCGTCTTGAGGTCGACCACACCGGCCGGGGTGTTGAGCGCCCAGGGGTTGCGATCCCAGTCGTCGACGGTCGAGGCCACCCGGCGGTCGCTCTTAGCGTAGGCCAGGACCGCGTTCTTGGCCGAGTTGCTGTTGAGCTTCATCGCCATCGCGCGAGCCGACTTGTCCAGGCTGGGGTCTTCCGAGGCCATCTTGCCCGCCGCTGCGCACACCCGCCCGGCCAGGTACTCGGCCTGCAGGGTCTCGTCGCGGGTCCAGACGCCGTGGTTGTAGACGTGCCAGCCGCCCAGCGCGTCGCAGAACTTCAGGTTGCCGCCCATCCGATTAAGGAAAAGGTTCATAACTGCACGGTCGGAGTACGCGGCAGGGGCTGCGGACAGGTCGAGGTCGTGCTGCAAACCCTCCGCGCGGGCCTCCAGCGGGCCCGTGGGGGCGTTTTCTGGGGCTGGGTGAGGGGCAGGTACGTCCAGGGCCTCGAACTCGTCTCCTGCGTCGTTGTACCCGAAGCCCCTGGCTGTGTCGGCGAGGTAATTCCAGCCGACCTCGAATGGCGGGACCATCCGGCCCCAGTCGCGCTCGACTTCCTCGGGGTCGTTGCCCGACGCCCGGTCGTTGCCCTCCCAGCGGCAGGCCCAGTCAACGAAGACCGGCAGGCCGGCCTCGCCGATCGCCGCCTTGATGGCGTAGCCCACGCGCAGGTAGTCGTCGCGGCCGGGGAAGAGGTCGTTGGTGTTGGGGATCAAGTCGACAGCGGCTTGCACTGCCTCGAGGCTCGGCCCGCGCAGGGCGTCCTGCTCGACGAGCTCGCGGTCCACGGCCGTCGATCCGTTGCCCTCGCGGCTGGCCGTCAGGCCCAGGAACTCGGCGTCCTCGGCCACGGCCGCAAAGAAGGTCTCAACCAGCTCCGGGTTGATCTCGCGCAGCACCTCGACCTCGTGCAGCGGGGTGTCCCAGGTGTAGGTTGCGCCGCTCGGGTGCGTGCCGGCCACCACGAACTGCTGGCCGTCGCCCAGCACCTCAATCAGGTGCGCGACGCCGTCCTTGTCGGTGAGCCACAGGCGCATGCGGCCGAAAGGCACCGCCGTCGTGTAGGGCAGCAGGGCCTTGGGGGCCTTGCCGGTGCGCTTGGGCGCGTCGCCCAGGATGTCACGGGCCCGGCTCTCGATCATTGCCGACAGCTCGGCGTCGCTCGTGTCGATGTCCACGGCCGGGAAGTTGGCAGCGCGCAGGCCGATGTTGGCCCCGTGCATGTCCCAGGTCACGGCGTCCTTGAGGGTCGTCTCGTGCTTGCGCCAGTCGTAGCCGCCCCAGGTGCCAGCGTGGTTCTTGCGGCCAGGGGCCTTGCCGAGCTGGTCAGCGTCGATTTTGGACGTGGGGGAAAGGCGAGCTCCTGGCGGGATGACGGACACCAGGTCGGTGTAGCCAGCCCGGAAAAGTTTTTCTGCTGAAGTTGTGTTTGTCATGGTCATTTGCGGTAGCGAAGGCCGGCCCAGCCCTCGGCGGTCACCGGGCAGCCTGCCGCCCAGTCGGGGATCTCGGACATGATTGTCTCAAGCAACCGAGGGTCCGCATTATGCTCCAGAGCCTCGGTGACGATCTCGTCGTGCACAGACAACAGTGGCGTAAAAACACCACCCGCCTCCAGGCGCAGCATGGCGTCGGCCATGAGGTCCCGGGCTGTCGCCTGCACGACATTCTCCATGAGCAGGCCGCCGTACAGGCTGCGCTTGCTCCACTTCTTGGTCTTGCTGTTGACGGACCACGCCTCGACGCCCTGCAGCATGCGCTCGGGGTCCCACGGGGCGGGCTTCTCGACCATGCGGGGCTGGCAGTAGGCCAGGCGCCGGCCGCTTGGCAGCTTGAGCCACAGCCAGCCGCCCGAGACCTTGAAACGGATACGGCCCTCCAGGCCCTCGGTGACCTTGCCGGGGAAGCGCACGGCCTCCAGGCAGGCGTCCTGCAGGTTGTACCACCCGGCCACGATCGCCGGGCTGGCCGCACGCCAGAGCTTGACGATCTCCGGCAGCTCCTCCTCGGTCAGGCCCTGCTCAAGAGCTCCCATTGTGATGAGCGCGTTGGGGCCGCCTTGGAAGCCGAGAGCGAGCTCGGCCGCCTTGCCCTTCTGGCGCAGGGCGTAGTTCTCGCCCTTGATCTTCTTGCCGTTGGGCCCGACGTACTGGATGGTCTCGATCGGCACCTTGAACATCATCGACGCGGAGGCCTCGTAAATCATCCCGTGGGTGCGGAACACCTCGAGACGCCACTCCTCACCGCACAGCCACGCGATCACCCGGGCCTCGATGGCCGAGTAGTCGGCAGCCACCAGCGCGTGACCGTCGCGTGCGCGCAACATTGAGCGCAGCAGCAGACTCACAACTTCCAGCGGCGGGGCGTAAAGGTCGATGCCCGAGATGTCCTGCCGCATCACTGGGTCGATCCAGTCCTCCGGCTCGTGCCAGTCGGGGAGGCCCGCGGTGCGGGCGGGGAAGTTCTGGGGCTGCACGAGGCGGCCGGCCCAGCGGCCGGTGCCTGCGCCCCAGTAGAGCAGCAGTCCGCGCAGGGCGTTGTCGCGGCACACGGCGCGCAGCATGGCGTCGATTTTCTTGACCGAGCTCTTGCCGGTCTCAGCGCGCAGCTCCAGGGCCTCGCGCACCGGATCGGGCAGCTCGGGGTCCTCCAGCAGCTCGGCCACGGCCTTCTTGGACAGGCTGTCCACCACCGTGCCCTTTTCGCCGAGCCAGGCCTTGAGCTGGCCGACCTTGGTCACTGCGTCGACAGCGCCGTCGGTGCGCTTCGCCATGTCGACGTTGGCGTCAGCCTGCACGCGGTCGGCGATCGCCCTGGCCGCCCTGGCGAGAGGCACGTCAACGAGGATCCCGCGGTCGTTGGCTCGCTGGTCCATGAGCCAGACGTTGCGCTCGTACTCGGACAGGCGCTGCAGGCGCTGCGCGATCGCCTTCTCGGTGCGCACGTCCTGGCGGCAGTAGGCGATCAGGCGCTCGACCTTGTCGGGCTGGTTCCACCATGTGTAGGTGCCGTCGGGATTGGTGCTGCGGGGCTTGGACATCTGCAGCATGAGCCGGTGGCCTTGCATGTCCTTCTGGTCGACCACGGCCAGCACCCGGGCCGAGTCGTCGAGCTTGCCCGGCAGGCCCATCGCGCGAGCCTCGGCCGCGGTGCACACCCAGCGCTCCAGCGGGATGTCGGGGAAGCCGTAGCGGCCTGCCATGATCTCGCGCCAGACGATGCGCTCGAAGGGAGCGTTCCATGCGCGGAAGACGAAGGTCGGATCCTCGGCCATCTCGCGCAGCTGCACGCCGGTCTCGAAGTCGTCGCCGGGCGTCCACACCAGAGGATCGGACAGGCCGGGGTAATCGAAGGCAAAGCACCAGACATCCGTGCTGGCGTGCTCTGCGTAGGGGTAGACGCCGGTCTTGCGCAGGTCGACTGCGCTGCGGGTCTCGAAGTCAACTGAAATTTCGGTCATACGGTCTAAAGAAAAGGCCCCCGAAGGGGCCGTGAAATGGAAGGGATCAGAGGTCGTCGAGCGAAGCGGCTGCCTCGGGGTCAGCGACGAACTCGTCTTCAGCGTTCACGCGGCTGTCGATGCGCTCGGCGGCCTTGTTCTGCAGGATCTGCACGTTGCCCAGGCCGAAGGACACGCTCTTCGAGTCGCTGCGGTCGGTGGCGTAGCAGGTCAGCGAGGCCTTGCAGTACACGCCGGGGAACACCACGGCCGGGTCGGTGATCTTGGCGGGCTTGCCATCGGGGCCCTGGTAGATCGAGACGATGCCGGGCGGGGTCTCGTAGCTGCGGGCGTTGATGTAGGCCAGGATCTTGGGCTCAAGGTTCGCGTACTTGTCCACGTCGTAGCGCACGGCCCACTTGAAGGCCGGCGACTTGCGCAGGCCGTCGTAGCGGGTGCCAAACTTGGCGCGGCCGGTCTCTTCGGCCAGCTTTTCGGCCTGGGCCAGGAAGGCCTTGCCCTCGGGCGTGTCTTCGATCAGCAGCGCGATGCTGTAGACCTTCTTGCCCTGGTCATTGATGTCGGGCTCGAAGAGCTTGGGGTAGGAGGCGCGGACGGCGGGGGTGACGAGTCGTGTCATGGTTTGCTTTCAAGGGTTGACGGTCGAAAATTCGTCGGCAGCGGAGATCGCCACCGACGGCTTGCTGCTGGAAGCAGGGGCCAGATTGTAGCCACTGCTCACAGACACGGTCAGGGAAGCGGGCAGGCCTTTCTTGCCCACCAGCTTCTCCAGTTGGGCCGGGCTCTTGAGCTCCGGCTCGGTGTAGATGGCCGCCTTCTCAAGGCCGGCATCGAGGAGGGCCCACTCTTCCACTTTCGCGGGGTCGGCCCACACGCGGCTTGCGCGCTTGGCAACGAGCTTCCAGCCAGGCACGTCGGCGCCGGCCTTCAGCTGCTCCTCCAGGTGCTTCTTGGCCTCTTTCAGCCAGGCCTCGACGACGCCCAGCTTCGGCTCGATCTCGGCCACGCGGGCCGCGATCTCGGCGGTGCTCATGTTGGACAGTTGAGGGGCCACAGAAAACTCTTGTTGCGCCAAAACAACAGCCTGATCCGAGCGCGCGCGGCAGTTGCCGGCAGCGGCGCAGAAGAGGCAGTGATCGCCTGGGACAGCCGGAGCATCAGGATCCTGCGCGGCCTGCGCGGCCGTGAGGATGTCGTCGGCAAAGTCCAGCAGCTCCAGCAGGTCGATCGTCTCCGAGCGCACCGAGCCGTCTGGGTGGAAAGCGCGCGGCTGGATGATCGTCATCTGCACCTTGTCGATGCCCTGGCGCAGCTCGGTCGGCAGGGACAGCAAGGCGCCCAGTGCGTAGTACCGGGTCTGCTTGTTGCCCTTGACCTCGACGACGTGCCCGCGGCCGTGCTTGTAGTCGGCCACGACCAGCGTGCGCAGCGAGGGCACGACGATTAGGCAGTCGGCCGTGCCGGTCATCGCCTCGGGCGGGTTGAGCTTGGACAGGTCGATGCGGTGCTCGAGCAGCAAAGTCGCGCCTGCGACAGACGAGGCATTGCGCACCCAGTCGATGTAGACCTGTACGGCCTCTGCCATTTCGTTGGTGACCTCGAACTCACCGTTGTCGGTGTCGATCACCTCGCCGATGTGGTCCGAGGCGTCGCTGTTCTCGCGCAGACAGAGCTCGCCCAGCGAGTGGGCGGCCGTGCCTTCTGCAGCGTGCGGGCCAGAGGGTTGGTAGCCCGCCTCTTCCTCGAGCCGAGGAGAGGCGTGGCACGCCAGCCAGCGGTGGGCTTTGGAGCCTCCGAGTCGGACGTGCGCCATGTCAGGCCTTCGCAGCTTCGACGACCTCGCCAGCCTTCTCGGCCGTGATGTCACCAGTGCGGGCGAAGCCAAACTTCTGCAGCAGCGCGCGGGCAGCGTCGATGCCGTTCTTGGCACCGTAGGCCTTCACAGCAGCGGCGGCCTCTTCAGGCGTTGCGGAAGCGGTCGAGGAGGCAGCGGGTGCAGCGGTCGTCTCCGGTGCGGAAGCGGCCGCAGCAGCGTTTCCCTCAGTCTCGGCAGCGGGGGCATCGGCAGAGGACGTGGTGGCCGGCTGGCTTTCCGTCGGCTCGCTCGGCTTTTCCACGGGCGCGGCGGCGGTCTCCTTCTTGGCGCGGGTCTTCTTCTCGGCGGGGGCCGGGGCGGGTGCGGGCTCGGCGGCCGGGGCTGCGGGGGCCTGCTGCGGCGACGCCAGGCCGAAGTGCTCGAGGGCCTTCGAAACCAGTACAACGTCGTCGCCGGAGATCGAGATCTCAGCGGCCTCGCCCAGGCGGGCGCGGAAGGAAATGTGCAGTCGGGGGGTTGTGTTTTCTGCGTTCATGCGTTTGCTCCGTAGAGTTGAGAAAGGGCCCTGACTTTGCGGGTAAGGGTTCCCTGAATTGCCTCGTCGATACTACCGGCGAGGATCGCTATTCTAGCGAAGACTGTACATTTTTGTGAAATCCGACTTAAACGGTGGGTTGCTTGGTCGTTTTCGGTCGGGACCCAGCTCTGCTCGACGAAGACGCAGTGATGCGCGGCCGTCAGCGTCACCGCGGTCGAGCAGGCCGTGATCTGGCCCACGAAGACGCGCACGCTCGGGTCTGTCTGGAAGCGGTCGATCGCGTCCTGGCGCGTGCGGTCAGTGTCGCCGCCCCACACCCGCACGGGGTTGAAGCGCTGCAGACCCTGCATCAGGCGCTCGATGACTTCCCTGTGGTGCGCAAACAACACGATCTTGTCGACCTGGCCGCTTTCCAGCTCCTCGTGCACCACGGCGGCCACCGGGCCGGCCTTGGCGAGGCCGCAGACGCGGCGAAACGCGGCCAGGTGGGGGTCGCCCTCGGGGATGGGCGCGTCCTCCTCCAGGCGGTAGATGAGCTCCTGCACCTCGATCGTTTCCTCGAGGGCCTTCACCTCGGCCAGGGCCTCAGCGTTGTCGACGGTGAGCTCGCCGTAGATCGTAGGGGGTAGCTCAGGCAGCACGTCCTCGGTGCGCCTGCGCAGCATCACGCGGGCCAGCTTCTCGCGCAGCTCGGCCTCGTTCTTGTTCGCCAGCACCTTGATCGTGTCGTGGTCGCCCTTGATGAAGTGCGCGTAGCGGTTGACCCAGTCGGCGTAGGTGCCCCCGCCGGGCAGCTCCTCGGGCCAGAGCGCCCGAAAGTGCGAGAACAGCTCCGTGCCGTTGTTTGGCGCGATCGTGCCAGAAAGCAGCCAGACCCGGCCGGCGCAGCGCACCAGGCCGTCGCCCCGGCAGTGCGGGCCGTAGAGGGCTTTGGTGCGGCTGGCGCTGGCAGTCTTGAGGAAGTGCGCCTCGTCGACGATCAGGACGTCAGGCTTGAAGGCCGCCCAGCGCTTGCGCAGCTCCTTGTCGAGGGCCAGCTTGTTGAACGATTCGATCCAGACCTCGGGGCTGTAGATGCCCCACTTGTCGAACTCTCGGCGCCAGTTGATTCGGGCGATCGCCGGGCACACGACAGCCACGCGCTGGGCCTGCACCAGGTTGCATCCTTCAATGGCCTGAATGGTCTTGCCCAGGCCCATCTTGTCGCCCAGCAGGGCGTGCTTGCGGCCGGCCAGCCAGTCGGCCCCGGTGCGCTGGTAGTCAAAGAGCTTCAAGGCCGGCCGCTCCGTAGGCTGCGATGAGGCTGGCATCGGCCCGGCCGTCGTCCTTCTTGCGGGCGAACTCGGCGGCCCGGTCAGGGTACAGGCGCATTGCCCGCTCGCGGGCGCCGTCCTTGCCGCCGCGCACCCGCATCGCCCGCTGCCACTCCTGCGGTGGCACCTTGCGGTAGGGGATCCGCAGCGCCCCCAGCACGCCCTCGATCACGCCCACGGCCCGGCCGAAGGCGAACATCGAGCTCACGCCCTGGCCGGGCATCGCGCCGACCTGCTCAAGGAGCGCCGCCTCGATCGGCTGCAGGGAGGCCACGGCCAGGCCGAGGAGCGGCCCGTTGACTTCGCGCACTTCCCGCGTGCCGCGCTTGACGGTCAGCACGGGCATGTCGATCAGCTCGACCAGCCGGCCGTCTTCGACGACGGCCAGGGCGCCACTGGCCCCCGGATCTATCCCCAGGATTCTCATTTCGCGGCCTGGCGCTGCAGCTCGGCCGCCTGGTGCTTGGAGAGCAGGCGCTCGTGGGCCTCGGCCAGGCGCTCGAGACTAGACAGGCGGGGCTCGATTCCGCTTTTTTTCCAGCGGCTTACGACGCTCGGATTCATTCCCGCTTCGGCGCAAACGCGCGAGACGGTGAAAGGGCCGGCGTCAATTTCGCTGAGGATGGTGCCGAGATACGAGTGGGCAGTGCTCATGGATCACAAGGAAATAGTTTTTTGACATTTTAGCCAATTTCCCGGGCGTTCCCCGGGAACCCGAGGGAGTTGACGGTCGCCGGGGGGAGTCAGATATGACTATTCGTATCCCCCGGGACAAAAATAAGCATTGAAGGAAGCGCGAAAGTGAAACCCTCTTTCTTGACCCCCTACGACCTTTGCAAGCGATGGGGCAAAGCCATCACCCCCAAGACTTTGGCGAACTGGCGCAGCCTGGGCATCGGCCCGCCCTTCACCAAGTTGCAGGGCCGCGTCGTTTACGCGCTCGACGACGTCGAGGCGTTTGAGGTGGCGAAGAAGAGACCGGGTTTCATAGGCCGGGCCGAGGCTTTCCAGCAGGGCACGGCGGCGTTGCGCTAACCCAACAGGGTTGTGGCTCCGAGAGCCGGGGGCGTGGTATGCTCCCGGCTCTTCCTTTTGGAGCTTGAAGTGGCCGCCAAACTCACCCCCCAGCAGCGCTACGACGAGATCATGCAGGCCGTCATGGAGCTGGTGCAGGCCGCCAAGGCCGAGGGCCCGACGGCCGACTTGTCCGTGGACACCGAGCAGTGCCTCGACCTCGTCGATCGGATGGTCAAGCAGGCGCTTGGCCTGCCCACCGAGTCAGTCCAGTAGGCCGCGCTTGGCCTTCTCAATGTAGCCCATCACGCCGTCGAGCCACTGCTGATTCGCCGGCTGCACAACCGGGGCCAGCATGAAGGCGCGGTTGTCTCCAGCGGGGTCCCGGCCCTCGGCGCGGCGCTTGGCGAAGAACTCGGGGTACATCAGCTCACGGGGCACCGGCGCTTCGAGACCTCCCTGGTACACACCGCCGAGCTGCGTGTCGTAGGTCTTGTGCGGAGTGCGCGCGTCGGCCATCATCGTCGAGAAGTCGCCAGCCGTGTGGCTCATGGCCGTGTAGGCCCCGTAGACCGGATCGCCGTTGCCACCGGCCTCCTGCACGGCCTTCGACAGCTTGGTGATGACCGGCTGGCCCGAGGCCCACGCCGCGCTGTCGCCCTGGTGCGTGCGCATGAAGTCGGGGCCGCCCTGCAGCTCCACCGGCCGTGCCAGAGGCTGGCCGTTGACGGCCATGAGATTGCGGCCGGCGGCGGTGCGGTCGCCAATCAGGGCCAGGATGTTGCCGCCCTGCATCTGCTCGGGCGATAGGACTCGGCGCTGCGGCAGGTTGCGGATCTGCTCCACCGTGGCCGACATCTCGCTCACGGGACGATCGAGCTTCAGGCCGCCGCCGATCGGATGGTACAGGCCCGCGGCCTCATTCTCGGCCTTGCTGGCGCGCTTGGCGGGGGTGGCGTCGTCAAGCAGGCCGCTGACCTTCTTTGCGACGCGGGCGAGGGCGTTGGCTTTTCCCATGATTCAGTCCGGTGGTGTTTATTCGTCGAGGAGGTAGCGGGGCAGCGCCACGCCGCCGTAGCCCTCGGTGCTGACCCACTCGGGCAGGAGCCCGGTCTTCTGGTCAGCGAAGATCGTGTCGGCCGTGGTAGCCGTGCGGTTCTTGTCGCCGTAGGGCCCGTAGTTGAGCCAGGAGTTCTGGCCGCGCGTCTCGCTCGTGAGGGCGCGGCGGGCCTCGGGGCTGAACATCGAAGCGTGCGCCTGCCAGGCGTTCTCTTCGCCGCCAGCTCGGAATCCCACGCCGTTCTTGGCGTGGCCGAAGTAGTCGTGCACGGCCCGGAAGGCGTCATTCACCAGCACCGGCTTGCCGTTCCAGGTCTCGCCGGTTTTCTGCAGCAGGGGGTTGCCGCTCACGTCAGCGCCCAGCGTGCCGAAGCCCGACTCGGTCGGGAAAACGTACATGCGGTTGTTCTGGTAGATGTCCTTGAGGGCGTTGCGCGGGTTGCCGTAGACGTCCTTGCCCTCGGGCATGAACTCGAACTTCACGCCGGCACGGCGAGCTGCGTCGTACTGGGCCATCGTCTCGTCGGCCAGCTTGCTGTAGGCAGCGCGCACGGCCGGGTCGTTCGGCGCGTGGGGCATGCGGTCGTACTCGGCCGCGATGCGGCGAGCGCGCTCGACGTCGACAGGGACGTAGGCCTCGGGCGGGTTGTAGTTCATGCCCACGTCGCGCATGTAGCGCTCGGCGGCCTCTTGCGCGGGCCGGAAGCCGGTATAGATCTCCTCGGTGCCGTCGACGACGACTTTGTCGGGCAGGTTGGCCAGCTTACGGCCCTGCAGCTTCTTGGGGACCACCTCGACGACGTTGGCCTGAGCGCCCTGCGTGAGATCCTGCAGCAGCTGGGCCGGCAGGCCGCCCCGCTCCATCGTGCGGGTGACGACGGGCTCGAGGGCCTTCTCGGCGCGCATGCCGGCCTGCACGGCCTTGTCGACGCCGGCCCTGGCGGCCTTGCCGACTCTTGCGGCGGCCTGCGGCGCCTTCATCACTGCGGCCGGGCCGGCAATGCCAGAACCAAGGCGCACAGCATCCTCGAGCAGGGAGGCCTCGCTGTCGGGCGTGACCATCCCGGCGCCGGCCATCTTGTCCACGATGTAGTCGGAGCCAAGGAAGGGCTTTTCGATCGTGCGGATCGGCTCATCGAGCAGGCCGAGCTTCTTGCCTGCGTAGTTGGCGAGATTGATCGGCGCGTTGATCGCCATCGTGGCGAGGTCGACCGGGCCGCCCACGAAGTCAGCCACCAGGCCCTTGTTGAGCCCGCTCAATACTTGCTGCGCGGTCGAGCGCTTTTTCTTCTCTGCCATTTACACCTCGACAATCTGTCCGCGGAAAAACACCTTCCCTTCGTCGACCACCTGCGCGAATTCGGGCGGCATCAGCACGCCGTCGACGAAGGTCAGGACAGCAAAGCCGGAGCGCCAGTTGCGCGGACCCTGCTCGACGTAGGTGAATTGCGGCCCCCACGGGTCGGCCAACATTCCGGTGTCCACGCCATAGATTGTCCCATTATTTACGGGGCTCATGGTAGATCTCGGGGTGACCCGGAGGTTGTGCATGTGTCCCGTGACAGTGTTGATCTGCGCGTCGGCTGTGTTGTTCCACGTCGCGTGGATGCCGCCCTTGAGCCGGTGCTTGATGAGCGTGTGCTCGTTGACCATCCACGCCCATGCGTAGGTCCAGCCGGGGATGTGGTCCTCGTACCTGCCGCAGTGCACGCCCTCGAGCGCGCTGGCATGCGAAGACAAGTAGGTGTCGTAGCGCATCGTGTGGTTGCCGTAGGTGGCGAGGTGATGCGCGTCGGGGCAGGCCTTGCGGATCTCCTCGAGGCGGCGCTGCACCTCCTCGATCTCCTGCGCGACTGTCGGCCGCTGCTCCCAGCCGATGCGGCCGTGTCGGGAAATCGACGCCCCGTCGAACTCGTCGCCGTTGATGACGACGATCTCGGGCTTGAGCTTCTTGGCGAGCTTCACGAAGGCCCGGTGCCCCGTCGACACTTCGCCCGGCCAGTAGTGGCAGTCCGAGGCAACCATGACGACGCCGTCGTCAATTTCGATCGGGTTCGGCCGGGTCGTGCGCGTGATGTTGACGGAGAGCTTGTGCTTCGTGCCTTTGCCGAAGCGGATCGGCCCGGCTTTTTCCTCGATGCGGGCAAGACGCTTGTGCATCGTGCGCTCGCCGATGCCGAGCGCTGCTGCGGCTTTGACGGCGCTGTTGCCGCTGTCGGCGTAGGCCTGCAAAATCTGATCGTCGGAAATGTATTTTCGGCTCATAAATCAGAGGCTCAGGGACCGGCGCCAGTAATTGACGCCATCGGCCCCCCACGGCCTGGTTGGTTGAAAAAGACGAAACCCGCAGCGAATGAGCGAATTTCCCGATTCTGGATTTTCGTAGGTGTCAGTGACGGCCCAGCACAGGCCAAGCGCCCTTGCCTTGCGGATTCTCGCTCGTATGAGCCTTTTCTGCAGGCCGTGGCCCCGCGCCTGCTCGAGCACACCGGCCCGGCACAGGTACGCGCAATCGTTCCACTGGGTTGACATATACATGCCGGAGAAGCCGACGGGCCGCTCGCCGTCGTAGGCAATCCACCACCAGCCGATCTCTGTCGTGATTGGTTTGTCGTGCGGCAGGGCCTCACGCTGCAGGCGGCGAAGAAGGGCGGCACAGCGCCGCCCATCCACTTCGCGCACGGTGAAGCGACCCATGCGCCTCGGATCAGTTGCCCTGGTCGCCGAGAAGGCCCGCGCCGCCACCGGCCGTGGTGCCGCTGAACGTGCCCCGGCCGGCTGCGCGCTGACGCATCACGCGGTCGAGCTCCATCAGCTGCTGCAGCGTCTTCTGCTGGGCCTGCGGATTGGTCGAGAAGAGCATCGGGGCGAGCGCGTCAGCGGTCGGCTGGGCTACCCCAGTGCCCGAGCGCAAGACGTACTCCAGCGGGCCGCGCAGGGGGCCGCGCTGCATCACCGAGTTGAGCACCGAGGTGTCGGCCTCGAGGTCGGCCATTCCGGCCTGGCGCTCTGCGGTCTTGCTGTTGCCGCGGATCGTGTCGTCGGTGCGGCGGATCAGCTTCTCGCGGGCGAACTGCTGCTCGAGCTTGGCAAATTCATCGGTGCCCACGAGGGCCTGCAGGATGTCGCGCTTCTCCGGCGAGCCGTAGACAATCTTGGTGAGGTCGCGGCCGTCGCCTGCGGACTGCATCTTCTGGCGGATGGCGCCGAGCGCGCCGATCTTGAACTGCTCCATCTCGGCCGGGGAGAGGCGCTGGATGGTCTGCCACACCTGGTCGGTGTTCATCTTGGTGATCTCGCCGCCGGCCTCCAGGGCCTCCTTCATGGCCGTCGGGCCGGCCCAGGCAGCGCGCGCCTGGCGGTAGGTCGGGACCAGCTCGTCGAGCGTGCTCAAGAAGCCCTGCTGCGACTCGAGCACCTTGTTGCGCTCGGTGTTGCCGATCGAGCCCTTGACCTTGCCGGTGTAGAGCACGTCGTCGAGGCCGCGCTTCACATAGTCCAGCGTCTGCAGATTGAACTGCGAGACCTTGCGAGGGTCCGCAGGCAGCTCGACGCCGTCGTACTTGGCGAGGCGACGCGCCACGCCATAGGCGCGCTGGAAGGCCGGCAGGGCCATGTATTCGTTGATCCGAGGGTCGGCCAGTACAGCGCCCTCCTGGTACGCCTTCTCGTACAGCGGCTTGGCCTGGGCTGCGCGCTGGGCAGAGAAGGTGTTGCCGAGCGCGATCGGGTCGCCTTGCACGCGAAAGGCCTTGCCCAGGTCGCTGCTCAGGCGATCGAGCTGACCGCTCATGCGCTCATCGGCCAGGTCGCCGGCCATAGCGCGCGCAGCGCCCGGGTACTTGGTCGCGGTGTCGGCCAGGCCCAGCACGTTGCGGCCGCCTGCGCGCTCGACCAGCGTCTCGGGCTTGTCGCCGAGCAAGCGGCCCACGTCGACGATCTCCTGCGGGGACATGCGGTCGCGGTTGAAGGCCTGCAGCAGCTTCTCGCGGGCGCGCTCTTCGAAGTTGGCCGTGCCGCCCGTCAGGACGGCGGCCGCCTGGCCCACGCGCTGGGTGACTGGCATGCCCGCGGTCACGTCGCGCACCAAACCTCCCGCCTTGCCGGCGGCTTGGAGGGTGCCGGTGACAGCCGGGCCGGCAATCGCGCCAGTGACGCCGCCGCGAATCGCGCCCTGCACGCGCTCGCCCTCGGGGGCCGTGCCGGCGCCAGTGACAGCGCCGGAGACAGCCCCGCCGGTCGTTGCGCCAGCATAGCGCGCGACGTTCGGGCCAAAGCGCGCAGCGATGGCCGGAGCGGTCGCGGCGCGGTATGCGCCGAGACCCGGGACCAGCGCGGTAGCAGCTGCGCCGCCCATCTCAGCGCCGAAGGCCTGCACGGGGTTGGCGCGCTCGTACTGAGCGCGGGCCAGGCCACGATCGCGCAGGTTGTCGCTGTAGGTGCCCGAGCCGAGCACGCTGTCCTTGATGGCGCCTACCTCGTCGGCCAGGCCGAAGGTCGCGCCCTGCAGTGCGCTGTCGAAGGCCCCGTGCTGAAACTTCGGCGGGGTCTGCCCTGCGAGGATCGCAAGGCCCGCATCCGAGACCTTCGAGAAGTCGCCAGCGGCGACGGCCGCCAGATCGGTGTCAGAGAGTTTGGAGATTTCAGCCATTAGCGGGCTCCTTGACGACGACGCTCGAGTTCACGGCGGGCGGCGTCCTGCAGGTTCGGCGGGTTTCCGCCACCACCGCCAGCGCCGGCAGGAGGCTCTTGGTCGAGCTCGTAGAAGGGGACAACGCTCTCTGCGCCCGGCATGCGGCGCAGGCGCTGCACGTTGCCCTTGTGCGCCTCGATGCGCTTCTTCGCGGAGCTCTCGAGCGCATTGATGATGACGTTGATCTCGGACGGCAGCAGGTTGATCTCGCCCGACTCGGCCTTGCGCAGAATTGCGCGCTCGCTCTCGGTGATCGCGCCCTGGCCGCGCATCTGCCCGGCCGCAGCAAGTTCGGCCTTGGCAAGCCCTTGGATGACGCGACGGGTGTCGGCCAGCTTCTCGGCAGTGTCGCCAGGAGCCACGCCCAGGCCGCTCTGCAGCCGTGCGACGAAGGCGCGCTGGTCGGCGAAGGGGCCAGTGATGGCGTTGCCCAGGGCCTGCCGCACCTGCGCGATGTTGCCGAGCGTGCCCTGCGCAGCCTGCGCGCCGAGGAAAGTGTTGTTGATGTTCTCGCCCACGCCCGTGCCCAGCGTATTGCCGAGCGACTTGTTGGTGTCGATGACGTTCGTGACCGTGGTGCCCTTGTTGTTCTCTTTGGACCACTGCGAGAACGAGCCGCTGTAGCCGTTGCTGACAGCGAACTGGTAGTTCTTGATGTCGCTGGTCAGGTCGGCGGCGGGGGCCAGGCCCTGCACCGGCCGCATGGCTCCAGTCTTGCTGAACTGGGCCAGCGTCGGCTTGCCGTCGGGTCCGGTCACGGTAATCGGCTGGCCGTACTCTTCGGTCTTTGGGTCGAAGGCCGAGGCAATATCCATGTACTTCTTCGCCAGGTCGGGCTTGCCCTGCGCTGCGAACATCGCGGCGTACTGGCGGTATATGTCGCCCTTGTTGCCGCCAGTCTGCGCGACCTGGGCGAGCTGCTGCTGCATCTGCTGGGCCTGCAGCTCCTGCTTCTGCTTTTCCTGCGCGTCCTGGTAAGCGCCAGCCATGCTGTCGAGCTGCCCGTAGAAGCTCTGCGGGTTCGATCCGATCGAGTTGCCGAAGGCCGAGATCACTCGGCCGCGCATGCCCCACTTCTCAGCGTCGGACATCCCACTCGTGTCGACCCCCACGCCGCGCAGCGGAGTGTCCAGGCGCTCGCCGATCCAGTCCAAAAGTCCAGCCATCTCGATCTCCTCAGCGACGGCCGATGCCGCGCATGAACTGCAGGACGTTGATGTCGCCACCAGCGCGGCCGCCGACCGGCCCGGCCGACATCACAGACGGCAGGGGCGCATACATGCTCTCGCCCTGCCCGCGGCTGCTCTGGTCGCCACTGCGGCCAAAGGCGCGCATCTTGTCGCCGATGCCCTTCCAGTCAGTGCCGGATCCGCCCTCGTCGAGCAGGCCGCTCGGAAGCGTCAGGCCCTGGCCGCCACCCATGCTGGGGAGCGACGGGGCGGCGGGCATCTGCATGCCCTGAGCGCCCATCTGCGGGTTGACAGGGGCAGCGCGAGGCGTGAGGCCCTGCGCGCCACCCATCGCGGGCTGCGCGGGCGCCATCTCGGCCGGGGCGGGCTCCACCATCGGCTCGGGGCGGAAGCCGCGCACGTTGGGCAGGCGGCTGGCGTAGACTGCCGCGCCATCGTTGGCGCCGAAGTCGTACCGGCTCATCATCGGCATCGGGTTGCCCATGTACTGGCCGGGCGTCTGGCGTCGGCCAAAGATGCTGCCAATTTGGCTCATCAGATCCATCACTTGGTCCCTTTCTTGGTCTTGGCCTCGAGCTTCTTCACCTTTGCGGCGAGGGCCTTCGTGGCAGCAAACTGGGTGCCGATCGCGTCTGTGACCGGGAACATTTTCCCGTTACCGAGGCCGAGGTTCTTCGACATGTCCTGCGCCATCGGGCCGGTGTACGTCGCGCCATCGGCGGGGCCGCCTTTCTTGGCGTCGTACTGCCAGGTGCTCACGGGCATTTTCTCGATCCCGCGCAGGGCCGCGTCGCCGTCGGCCGGGCGGATGTTCTTCTTGATGTTGCGGTCGGAGAAGCCGATCAGGCTGCCAATGGCGCTGATCCAGCCCTTAGCCGTGTCCGCTGCGCTCGGGCTCTGCGTGCCCGTCGACGTGCCGGTCGAGCTCTGGCCGAGGATCGGCATGCCCGACAGGATCGAGGCCTGCAGCCCCAGGTCGCGCAGAGACTCGCCCTGCTCGTCCTGCCAGCGGGCGAGGTTCATGTCGTACTCGCGCTGCGTCTGCGCCTGCTGCGTGCCGCCGATCTGCTCGAGCATCGCAGCGTCCTGGTAGGTGTTGCGGCGCTCCTGGTCGGACAGGCCGGCCAGCTGGGTCGCTGCGGACAGCCCCAGGTTGGCGGCGTTGTAGCCGGCGGTCTGGTTTGCGAGCTGGGCGCGCATGTCGTTGTCGGCGCCGTAGCGGCTGGCTTCGTTGACCGCGGCGGCGTCGGCCATGCCCGCCTGCTGCTGCAGGGTGGCATTGAACTGCGCCATGTTGTTTGCGGCGTTCTGGTTCGCCAGGCCGGTCTGCTGGGTGAAGTCGGCGTTGCGGCCGGCGACCGTTGCGTCGACGCCCTGATTGGCCGTCTGCGCCTGAAAGCCGCGGGCGAGGTCCTGCCCGGCCAGGCCGAGGGCGTTGTCGTAGCCCGACGAGTACAGGTTCGTGAGGGTCTTGCCAGCGACGTCGTAGAAGTTGCGGTTGGTCTCCGCATCGGCCACGCCGTGGCGCGAGCCGCCGAAAGCACCGGCCGCGCGCGCTGCGTTGCCCCCTTGGATCTGCTGGATCTGGCGGGTGCGCTCCAGGTCGCTCATGGCGTTGGCGGCCACGTTGCGCAGGAAGGGGTTCATGTAGGCGCCCACGTCCTGGTCGAGGATCGAGCCCGCGCTCACGTCGCGGATGTCGCCGCGGTTGATCGAGGCGGCCGAGGCAGTCGCGGCGGGGCCAGCGTTGGCGCCGCCAAAGGTCGAGGCGGTGTAGCCGGTGCCCGTGACCTGGGCCGGCTGGTAGGCCATAGCGCTGCGAGCGCCGCCCATTGCTTGGTCCAGTGCGGCCCCGCCGACGTTGCCAGTCGCGGCCGTGCGCGCGGCGTCGAAGGCGTTGAGCTGGTCCGAGTTGAAGCCAGCGACGATCGGGCCCTCGTACTTCTTGTACGGGTCTGCCGCGATGGTCTTGGCCTGGCCGTACAGCCCCTCCCACTGCTGGCGCTGCCAGGGGTCGATGGCGCTGCTGGAGTTGCTGGTTGTAGTGCTGCTACGCTTCTTGCTCATCTCTCATATCTCCTTGGACAGTACCGTCCAGCGAGGCTCATATCCGTGCTTTGCGAGGAAGGACCGAGTCCAGCCCCTGCGGCCGGCGAGAGTGATGCGTGCGCAACCTTGCTCTCGTGCCCACTCCTCGACTGCCTGCGACATGAGCTCGAGCTCTTCGATGTCGCCGCCGGCCAGCCAGAAGTGGCACACCGCCATTCGTGGGTGGCGCGCAATTTCTGTGATGATCGCGCTGCGTTCGCCGGGCCAAAACTGACAGTCACCCCGTGCAACAAGCAGCAGCACATCCTCCAGATTATGCGTGCCTCCGTCGTATTCTAACGCTGCGGCAATAAACGGCTCACAGCGCGCGAACTCGATCATCCAGTCCGGGACTTGATCGGTCATACCGGGACAGCGGACAGGGCCCCTGTGTTCGAGACGGTCAGGGCGTAGCGCGTCCCGTTCGGGGCCGTGAGGATGACGCGGCCGCCGGAGAGCTCGACGTCCTGGCCTTTTTTGTGGGCGCGCTGCTCGAGCTCGTCGATCGCCTGCTTGACGGCCGTGGCCCAGCGCACGTCGTAGACGGCCTGCGGGCGCGGCGCGGTCATCGGCCGCTCCCAGGCTTCACCAGGGCCCGCATCTCACCAAACTGGAATGGCTCGTCGCGGGTGGCCTCGATCCGCATCTCGACCTGGCGGGCCGAGAAGCGCGCCGGGGTGTAGCCGTCGGCCTGGCCGAAGGTGTACGGGCCGGCCGTGCGGAAGACAGCGTCCATCGGGGTGCGGCGCAGCTTGAAGAAGGCCTGCGTGCAGCTGGGCACGTTCGGGCAGCCGTCGGGGAGCAGCTGCTCCACGTCCATGAAGCGCTCGCCCTTGCCGATCTCGATGCCGCCGGTCTCGGCGTAGATCTGGCCCACGCGCGTTGCGCCGCTCGCGGTCCATCCCTGCTCGTGCTGAAAGATGTTGCCGCTTGCGTCGCCCGCGATCGCGTAGTTCCAGACATCTTTGTCAAGCCAGAAGGTGCGCTGCAGCTGGCCGAAGGACCACCAGTTTTCGCGGTAGTTCCAGATGACGTAGCGATCATTCTCCACGCTGTTCTTGGAGGGGTAGAACCACCACACCTCGCCAAACTCGCTGTTGTGGCCGCCGGCCACTTTCACGCCCTGCAGGATGTTGATGTCGCGGAAGACGTACTCGTTCACGTCGCAGGGAATCTGGCGGATAACCCCGTCGTAGCTCCAGAAAGCGTTCTCGCCCATCCAGACCACACGGTCGCCGACACTGACCGCAGCGTTCGGCCCGGCGAGGCCGTTGGAGTCGCCGATACGGTCCACCCCGTAGACATAGGGAGCGCCGACGTAGCGCATCAGGTGCACGTCGGCCTCGGTGAAGAGCAGATAGCCGCCCGGGGCTTTGAGGCCGCGCAGGAGCTTGCCCACCGACTTCACGTCGAGATCGCCCGCGGTGTTGGTCGCCGCAGCGGCCCACAGGTTGCGGTTTTCCTCGGAGCTCCAGGCCACTCGGCGGGGGTTGCCGCCAGCGCCTAGCGCCACGACGTGCCGCTCGTCCGTCACGAAGACGCCCGTGCAGTTGGTCGGGGCGTTGGTGACGGGAGTGGCGGTCGCCGGGGCGACGCTTGGGTCCCACTCGAAGATCCGGCCGTCGGCTGTCGAACAGGCAAGCAGGATCTGGCCGAAGTTGTCCATGCTCCAGGTGCAGGCGTCGAGCACGAGGCCCCCGGCCGTGCGCTCGGTGCCGTAGGCGTCCTGGCCGTAATCCCCAGCGCCGTACCCCAGCCCGTACAGGCTGTTGATTCGGCCTGCGACAAGGCCGGCGGGGGAGATGTCGGTCTCCTTGCCGCCGTCGTGGTAGAAGAGCTTGTCGGCCGTGCCCATAGCCAGGTTTCGGTACTGGGCGTTGTCGCGCCACGCCAAGGCCCCGCGCACTGGATTGCCGAGCGCGGTCGCTGTGAAGCGCTGCCAGCCTCCGATCGGGCGCAGGCGGCCATTGAGCCAGCGCACGAGGTTGACGTCGTACCACCGGCCTTTGGCTTCGTAGCGCGTGCCGTTGCGCCACGCGCCGGGCTGCGGCTTGAGTGTGATGAAGGTGTCGTTTGGCATCATTTCCCCAGGGAGTCGTACGCGCTCTCGCAGGCCTTGCCGGCGATCACTGCCCGGTCGGCGTGCGCAGCAATGTCTCCCGCAGCTTGGTCAATCCGGCCGAGCACGTCGGCAAGCAGATCTCCGGCGCTTGCGGCTGCCGGGCCTGCGCCGGTAGCGGATGCACTGCTGGCGCGGGCTGCGGCAACGACGCGGGCGCGCTGCTGCAGGCTGTCAGAAGCAGCACGAGCGCGGTCGCGGTCAGACAGGGCACGGGCGAGGTCAGCATGCGCGGCATTAAGGGTCTCCAAGAGAGCGTTGGCTCTGCGATTATCCTCTTCCCGGGCCGCCTGCGTTGCGGCGGCGTGAGCGGCGGCCAGGGCGGCTTCGCGCTTCTCGGCGCGCTCTCCAAGGCGCCAGCCGTTGGCGGCCCAGCCAGCAAGGAAAGCGGCCGCGAGAACGGCCGCGATGGTCAGAGTCCGGTACATTTCTTGTGCTCCTCTTGGCGGCGCTTTGTCAGCCCGGCCAGGGGCGCCCCGTTGAACTTGTCCCAGCGCAGGATCTGCCCGCATGCGGCCTCGTACTGCTGCTGGTTGAGCAGGCGCACCAGGGTGCTGCCGCAGAAGGCCCCTTCGCCGATGTTGTAGGCGAGCGACACATAGGCGTCGTACTCGTGCTGGTGCAGCGGCACCTTCACGCACTTCTTGATCGCGCCCTCAAACTTGGAGGCGTCCTGCAGCGCACGCTGCGCGGCCCGCACGGGGTCGGTGCGGTCGCCCATTTTCACGCCTTCCGTCGTGCCAAAGCCGATCGTCGGGACGTCGCCAGGCACGGGCGTGTAGGCCCTTTCGCGGTAGCCCTCGTGAGCGAGGATCCCCACAAAGGCAACGGCGCTCAGACCGAGCGCCGCCACAGAGACACGGGGCTGTATCACCGGCCCAGCTCCCTCATCCGGCGCTCGTGTTCTTCCTGCTGGCGCTTGTCTTCCTTGTGCCGGTAGTACCAATTCACAATGAAGCCGCCGACGGCCACGCAGGCGCCGATCAGCACCGCAAACTCGTTAGAGGTCAGCCAGCCGAAAACGCTGGTCCCTGCTCCGGTGTACGTTGCTTTGCTGCCCACTGTTGCAAGTGTAGCGTCGATCGTGCTCTGCCTGGCGTCCATAGCGTCAGATACCCAGTGCGGCCTTAATCTGCTCAGGCGACTGAGCGGCGTCGATCTGCGTCTGCACAGCGGCGTACTTCTCGCGCACGGCCTGGCGGGCTGTCTCGGCTGCGGCGGCTTCGGCCGGGATGGTGGCCTTGACGTCCAAAGGCGCGAACTCTTCGGCTCGCTGAGCGCGGCGAATTTCGTGGCCGATGGCTTTGGCCTTGTCGATGTTGATAGTGATGCTCATGGCTTAGCCCCCAAATTCCCAGGCGTTGCGGAAAGTGCGGTCTTCAGGGATGTCGGCCGCTTCGATGATCTTGAAAGGCTTGCCAGCCGGCACGTCCTTCTTGGCGATCTCCTCGATGGAGAGGCCGCAGCCAGGAGCGGGCACGATGACGGCCACGCCGCCGTCGTCGGTCGGGTAAATGATGCGTTTGTCAGACATGGTTGGTCCTCGTTGTGGTGAAGGGTTAGCGGACGACGATCGCGGTGACTTCGGAGTAGTCGCTCGTCACCCACGAAGCGTTGTAAGTTGTGACGCGCACGCTGGAGGTCGTCGCTGCGGTTGCGTTGCGCACCAGGACGCCGATGCCGGTGCCGCCGGCCGAGCCAGCGACGGCGTAGTTCGCGTCAGCGATCGCCGTGGTGAAGTTGAGCGTGTAGTCGCCCACGGCGTTGTCGGTGATGCTGCTCACGTTGCCCGAAGAGCGGATCGACACTGTGCCGGTGCCGTTGAAGTTGACCCAAGCAGCGGCGGTGTATTCGTCAACGCCGCTCAGGTTCTGAATGTTCTGTACTCGTAGGGTGCTCAATCATCGGCCCTGCCTTTCTGTTTAGCGGAAGATGGCGACACTTACTTGCGCCGGGTCAGTTATCGTTGTTTGTTGGTACGTTTGGATATTTGCAGCCGAACTAGATAGCGATACGATGCGCGTTGGGCTTGATGCTGCTGTTCCACACGCAATACACACAGAATAGTTCGCATCAGCCATCGCCGTCGTGAAGTTCACCGTGTAGTCGCCCGTGCCGTTGTCCGTGATGCTGCTCACGTTGAAAGCCGCCCGAATAGCAACGGTTCCGGTGCCGTTGAAGTTCACCCAGGCTTTCGCGCTGCCGTCGACCACAGTGTCCACCGGCACAGACTTCGTGCCTGCGGCGTTGGTGAGCGTGTTTGTGCGTAATGTGCTCATGGTGTGCTTTCAGCGGAAGATGGCGACGCTGTTCACGACCGTATCGCCAGTGACGTTTTTTATTCTCACCGCCGATGTGGTCATCGTCGTCGCCGCCCCTCCAGACGTAGCGGAGGCGACAACAAAGGCGGTGTTTGCCGAATCTGCATGCGAGCCAGTGACTGCGTAATTCGCATCCGCCATCGCTGTCGTGAAGTTCACTGTGTAGTCGCCGACGCCGTTGTCCGTGATGCTCGACACATTCCCCGCAGCCCGAATCGCCACGGTTCCAGTGCCGTTGAAGTTGACCCAGGCCTTCGCCGTGTAGACCTCGACGCCGCTGGTGTTCTGCAGTGTGTTGACTCGAAGAGTGCTCATCCCGGCCCCTTAGACGATTGCCCAGTTGCCACCGGACGAGATCGTCACGGTGAACCCACTGGAGATTGTAATCGGGCCGGCGCTCAGGCCGTTCTGCGTGGCGCCAATGGTGATGTTCTCGCCAATCGTCTGCGCGTTGAAGGCAATGGCCTTTGTGGCGGCCGTGCCGAGGTACTGGCCCCCCTGCACTGCGGCCGTGCTCACTGCGGTCACGCGGCCCTTGCCGTCGACGGTCACAACAGGCACCGAGGTAGCGGAGCCGAATGTGCCGACGTTGCTGTTGACGGTCGCCAGGGTCAGCGAGACCGAAGTCGAGCCGGAGCCAGAGGCGTCGCCGCTGAAGGAGATGCTTTGGTTGCCGGTGAGGTAGCTGTTGGTGTCCAGCGACCAGGTGCTCGCTGCGGTCTTGCGCAGGAGGCCGGAAGTGCCGGCCAGGGCAGCGATGGCAGTCAAGTCGGCGTCGGCCGCTTGGGCGCCAATCTCGGCCAGGGTCCACGAGACGTTGGCCGAGCCGTCGACGCTCTTGCCGGTGCTCCCAAGCGTGAGCGTGCGCGCAGTGCCCCACGACGCCGTGGTGATGTTGGCGCTGCCGTTGAAACTGGTGCCGTTGATCGTGCGGGCGGTCTGCAAGGTAGTCGCAGTCCCGGCGTTGCCGGATGCGTTGCCCGTCAGGTTGGCCGTGATCGTGCCCGCCGAGAAGTTGCCAGATGCGTCGCGGCGCACGACTGCGCTGGCCGTGTTGAGGCTGGTTGCGGCGTCAGTGACGGCCTTCGCGGCGCTCGCGTTGTCGGCGATCGTCTTGAGCGTGGTGTCGATCGCGTCCAGGTCCAAGTTGATCTTGGTGCCCCAGGTGTCCGAGCTCGCCCCGACCTCTGGCTTGGTCAGGTTGTAGTTTGTGGTGAAGGTATCAGCCATCGTGCCGCCTTAGTGAATCCAAGAGCCGCCCGCAGGCGGGGTCTTTGTCCAAGCACTGGCTCCTTGCTGCGCCTGCGCCCACTCGCTTGTGGCGGGCATATGCGCAGTCCAATCATCGGATGCTGCGGCGGCTGGGAGCCAAGTCTCGTCGTCGTCTTGCGCATTTTCCCATTTTTTCACCAACTTAGCCGTGACGGAGGTTTCCCCGAAGATCTCTGCTCGGCCCGCAGCGGTGATGAAGCCCCGGAAATCGGCGATGGACTGCGCGACGATGTGCGCCCCGCTTAGGTAGACGGCTACTGCGTTGGCCTGGGCCGTGGACGTGGCGGCGATCGGGACCGGCTGCGCCAGCGCAACGCGGAGCGCTGCTGCAGCGACAGCCGACTGCGCACTGGCGGCCGCTTGCCCGAGGCCGATCCGCAACGCCGACGCGCTGAAGGCGCTCGACGAGGTCGCGTTGATTGCGCCCAGCGCAACGCGCTTTGCCGCAGCGGAGAAAGCGCTCAGGGCGCTCGCAGCTGCCGCGCCCAGGGCAACCCTCCGCCCTGCTGCAGACGAGGCGCTAGAGGTCGCGCTGGCGGCCCCGCTCAGGCCGATACGCTGGCCGGCGCTGGTGGCTGCGCTGACCGCGCTGGCGAGGGCCGCCCCAAACACCAGCCGCATGCCGCTGGCTTGGACTGTCGACAGCGCGGAGGACGTGGCCGTGCCAGTGAGCACAGCGAGGGCCTGCGCAGTCGCCGCCGACGCCGCGGAGAGCGCGGCCGCGCCGAATTGCACGCGCCTGGCCGTGGCCGTGACAGCGCTCGAGGCGGAGACTGAAGCCTGCCCCTCGCGCGGGTCGATGCCATAACGGCCACGCCCGTACAGGCCGCTGCCGTACCCGGCCATCTACATCACTCCAGAGTGATGTCGAGATCGCCAGCGGGGATGCGGAAGACGTCGCCGCTGGCGATGGTCTTCGAGGCGGTCAGCGTAGCGTAGGCGAGCATGTTGCCCCCGGTGGCCGCGTCAAACACAGCGATGTGGGTGATCGTGCCCCAGGAAGCCGTGGCCGTCGGGTACTCGATCGCGCCGCTGTTGGTTGCCAAGTTGCCGCTGACGGTGAAGGTAGCTGCCTGACGGGCGTAGGCGGTGCCGACGGTCGACAGCTCAGTGCCGCCGCCGGTCTCGCCGGGGGCTGCCGTGAACAGGGCGACATGCCACGCGGTCGGGCGAGTAGCTGCGCTGGCAGTGAAGAGCCACGTCAGGGCCAGAGTTTCGGTCGTATTGGTGAATGACATGGTTTACCCCAGTTTGCGGCGGCGCGGTTTTAACGTCCCGGCCGAATGACGCGCGCGGTCGCCCGCTGCGATGAGAAAATCCATTGCCTGCGACAGGCCGGCGGCCCACACCGTGATGCGCTCGTCGTCGCGCAGGTACGGGGCCGCCTCGAGCAGAGCGCCGTAGAGGTAGGCGCTCGGGTAGTCGCGCAGCAGCCAGTTGTTCGGCTGGGCCGGGGTTTCCGAGGCCAGGGCGTCCAGCTTGGGCAGCTTGCCCCAGTAGGTCAGCTCCACCTGCACACCGGCCTCGGCGGTGAAGGGGTAGACCTGCATCTCCTCGCCGACGACGGTGAAGATGCCGCTGTAGTCGCCCCCCACTGCGCGCTTCTTCTCGTCCTCGAACTCCTCGGGCGTGACGTAGCGCAGCGTGCCGCGGCGGCCTTGGACGAAGCGCACGCGCTGCATCTCGAGGAAGTCACCGGGCAGGCGGATGTATTCGCTGTCGGCCGCTGCGGTCGCGCGCACCGTCATCTTGGGGTGACGGATCGGCGGGTCGTAGTGGTCGAACTTCGCCTCAAACAGGCGGACAAAATCGGGCGTGCGGGCGGCCACTTCGGGCGATCCGACGCGGTTGAGCCAGTCGGCCACGGCCTCCTGCAGCTCGGTGTATGTGCTCAGTCTCACAGCTGCCCCTTCCACACGCGGAACGGCGCGTTCTGCGGGTCATTGCACCAGCGCTTTATGGCCTGGGGATCGTTCCAGGAGCCGTCGCGCATCATGCGTTCGACGACCTCGATCGGGATCACGGCCGCCAGCTTCATCTCGTTGTCGTGGACGTGCGTCTGCCGCAGCAGCTCGGCCTGGCGCAGCACCGGGTCGAGGTCTTGTTCGGTGACCTCGTAAGTGCTGTCGCCGTCCGTCTGCATGTATTTCAGGACGTCGCCGCGATGATCGAGCAGGACTTTTGACATTGGCTTCTCGTGGAAAAGGGGCCGGAGAAGTAACTCCCCGGCCCCAATTCTATCGTCTACGCTCAGACGGCGTATTCGGCGTTGGTGTCGAACAGGTCGAAGACAGCGCCGTGTGCCTTCTCGTTGTCGACCTGCACGCCCCACTCAGCGACGATCATGCGGGTCTCGGCGTCGCCGATCTTCGCCAGAGGCGTCTGCTGGAAGGGACGGTAGAAGGCCATGCGGGCGAAGCTGGGATCCAGCAGCAGCACGCGGTCCTGCGGCAGGTGGCGGTCCAGCACCACCTTCAGGTCGCCGAAGTCGGAGGCGTACACCGACACAGAGCTCACAACCTTGTCGGGGGACACGTTGTGGCGGCTGTTGGTGCGGCCTTCGAACTTGTCGATCGGGTTCTTGTTGACCGAGTTGGTCAGCAGGATCGACGGGGTGGCGCCGTTGTCGAAGCAGGTCTGCAGCTGGGCCTTGACCAGGGTCTCGGTCAGGGCGCGCTGAGTGCCAGCCGTGATAGCGGCGGTCTCAGAGGCAGGGCCTGCACCGCCAGCGCCGCGGCTGACGTTGGTGCTCAGGAAGTGGGCCAGAGCGCGGGTGCGGCGGATGCCGTCGTCCTCGCCAGCGTCCAGAGCCTGGTTCGACAGGGTGATCTTCTCCATGTCGATCTTCAGGGCCTTGGAAGCCAGGGCCATCTGGTGAGCCATCTCGCTGGACTTGCCGGCGGCGTTGGCCTTCTCCTGCGAGCCGGTCACGGTGGCGTCGCGCTTGGAGATCTGCACGACGTTGGAGCGACGGACGGTCGGAGTACCAGCAGTGCGCTGCAGCTCGAAACCTTCGGGCTGGGCGTTGTTGGTGTCGGCGTTCGGCAGGTTCTCAGTCTGCCAGTCGAACTTCACGTTGGTGACGTTGCGACGGCCGATGGTCGACATCACCGGGGTGTCGGTGGGGTCGATGTTGTAGATGGCATCGGACAGGTCCTCGCGGTTGCCTTTGGCATCTTTGGTTTCGAAAGCGTTGGTAATCTTTGCCATTTTGGGGCCTCGTTAAATCAGGAACTTGAACACTTCGGCAGCCGACCGGACATCGCCAGTCTTCGCCAGACGCTGCTTTGCGCGGGTCAGTTCGCTCGTCTTTTTCGACTTCACAGTCGCCGGCGTGCCAGGCTTCAGAGTCGGCGTCGTGGTCTTCTTCGGCGTGGGCTTGATGTTGCCCCGCTTCTCGACCATCGCGTCGTACATCATTGCTTTGCGGAGCAAGATGACCGCGCGGGGGTCTGTGACCTGCGACAGCTCTTCTTCCGAGAAACCTGCCTTGCGCCCGGTGTCCTTGAGCTTTGCGCGTTCGGCCTTCGCCACCTCTGCGTTCTTCCACTCGGGAATGACCTGCAGGAGGTACTGACGGCCCTGCTCGAGATTCATCTGCAGTTGTGCAGCCTCTTCTTGAGCACGCTGTTGCTCGAGGTACTGACGTTCAGCTTGCACTTGGGCCGATGCCTGCTGTCGCCGTTGGAAATCTGCCCACTGCGCAGCGAACTCGATCGGATCGGTCGCGCGGAGCTCTTCCCAGTTCGGCTCGGCCGGCTGGCTCTGTTGCAATAGCTGTTCGACAGCTGCCAGTCGTTGAGCGTACGTCTCACGCAACTCGCGGGACTGGATGGCTTCGGCCTCTACCGCCTTGCGGATGGCCGCGACTTCCTGGGTCTTGCGAGTGTAGTCCGCGGTCCTCGAGTAGCCCTTGACCAATTCAGACAGGGGCACTTCCACTTCCTTGCCGTCAACCTTGACGGTGTAGCGGGGCTCCTCGCCTTCCTCGTCAGACTCTTCGTCTTCCTCAGACTCTTCGTCCTCCTCGTCGGCCTCTTCAGCCTCCTCGTCGGACTCTTCGCCTTCTTGCTCGTCGTCCTCGGGCTCGTCGCCGGTCTCTTCGACCTGCTCGTCGTCTTCGTCGTCGCGCTCGTCGGCTTGCTGCGCCTCTTTCGTGTCCTCGGTGTCCTGGTCGGTGCCAGAGAGGATCTGATCGAAGGCTTGTGCGGCAGCTTCTATGCTGCTGCCCCCAGTCGCAGATGCGGTGCTGGATTCTGACATGAGTTTACCTCAGTTCTTTCAAACGGCCTTGGCGGCCTTCATTTTGTCGATGTGCGCCTTCTCCAGGCGCCCCTGGCTGACGACGATGCGCAGGTGCGCCTCGACGTCGCTCAACACCCGCGCCGCATGGAAAATCATGTCGCGGTCGTTGACCTTCTCGGGCGGGCAGTTGCTCCACGCCTCGAAATAATTGGCGCGCAGGTTGCCGAAGGCCTCGCGCAGGAGCGGGTGCTCCAGGAGGCGCTTGGCTTCGTCCGCGCGGGAAATTTTTTGCTCTTTTGTCAAAGTGGTGTCGGGGATCATTGCGGGATGTTTCCGTCAGGCATGGGGCCTGCTGGTTGAACGGCCGCGAGCTGGGCCTGTTGGGCCAGGTTGTCGCGGTTCTTCTCGATGTCAGCACGGATCTGCATGTCGGCTTGGATCGCCTGCGTGCCGTACTTCATCTCGAGCTCGGTGAGGGCCAGGGTCCGGTCCTGGTCCAGCTTGTCGCGGCGGAAGTCGTCGTCCAGGCGCAGGCGCTCGGCGTCGATAGTGGCCTTGGCCTCGGCCTCGCGGTCCTTGCGCACCGTCTCGGCCTGCAGGGACTTGACCTGCTCCTGCGCGAGGATGAGGGCGGGGTCGGGCTGCGGCTCTGGCTGGGACTGGGGCTTCCAGTCCGGGTCGACAGGCTTGAAGAAGTTGTCGACGTTCTTGAAGCCCGCCACCTCGACCATCTTGCGCAGCGTGTAGGCGTACTGCTCGAAGCCGACGAGCGGGTTGTCCATGCCGACGGTCGTCAGGATCATCTCCTGCTTTTCGGCGATGGCGCCGAGCACCTGCAGGCGCTCCTCGGTCGTGCTCACGGCCAGGGCGACGTCGACCACGCAGTCCATCTCGGCGTTCCAGCCGCGCGGGTCCACTTGCTCCCACTTGCCGCGCATGCGGATCCAGCGGGGCTGGTCCTGGTGCTCGACGAAGAGCTTGAGCAGGCCCTTGAAAATCGGCTTGAGGAATTGAGCGGCAAAGACGCGGGCCAGCAGCTCCTTCTGGGCTTTCGAGCCGGTGATGGTCGCGGAGACGGCCATCTTGGTGCTCGACTGCATGGTCTCGGCAGACAGGCCGTCGGCCGCGCGGAAGGCGCCCACGCGCTCCTCGCGCATGTCGTCGGCGATCTGCAGCAGCGGCAGGGCCTGCTGGCCCACGAACGGGCTCGACAGCGGTCGCACCATGCCAGGGGCGCGCACACGCACCAGAGCGCCGATCTCGTTGCTCAGGGCGTCGTCGATGTTGACCTGGCCCTCGACTACCTCGGTGCGGGGGACCAGCGCCTCGGCCAGGCTGTCGAGCACGCCACGCCAGACGTCCGTCTTCATGCGCTGGATGTCGGCCACCTTCTCGGCGTAGGCCTCGCCGATCGGGGTATGCGGCTCGGGGTCCGGCGTCCACAGGGTCATCGGGATGCCGTCGACCAGCTCCCACTTCTTGACCTCGTGGGCGCTGCCCAGGGCGCAGACCTTCACCAAGCGCAGCTTGCCGTCCACCGACCAGGGCATGTAGCCCTCGACGTACAGCACCTCCTTGGCGCCGTCGTCACCGCGGTCGGGGCCGAAGTTCTGGCCGTCGGGGTTGCGCTCGTAGGCGAGCTCGTTGGTCGACAGGAGGTTGTCGCCACCGCTGCCGGCGAACTCTTCGACCTCCTCGCGGTCGTAGCCCATGTCGACCAGCTCATCGACGGTGAGGTTGCGACGGCGGCCGATGAAGCGGTCACCGCGGGCCGTGCGGGCCTTGCGGGAGACGATGAGCTCTTCGGGCGGCACCAGCTCGACGCAGTAGCGCTGCTTCTTGCGCTTGTGCAGCACCTTGACCTCGTAGAAGACCGGGGCGGCCGGGTCGAGCATGGCGCCCTCTTCCATCGCCTCCTGGGCCGAGCTCTCGATCTCCAGGACCTCGACGCCGGGCTCATTGAGCAGCACGGTCAGCGCAGCCTCGTCGAGGCCGGAGTATTCCTTCTCGTAGCTGCAGTCGTCCTCCTCGTGCCGCCAGGTCGCCACCGCGTACTTACGGATCAGGCCGTCCTTGAGGGCGCCGTGGACGATGCCGAAGGCGTCGTTGTCGTTCTCGAAGATGTGGCGGATGGCGTCGGTGGCCTGGGCGCTGTAGGCGTCGTCGTCAGGACCGGCCGGCTTGAACTCGACCACGTTCTCGGCGCCGAGGAAGGTGCGGATCAGGTCGGGCATGACGGCCTGCACGGCATCGTGCACGTCGCGGCTCACCAGGTCGCTGCGGTTGTCGTCCAGGTCCTCCTGGGTGATGCCCGGCAGCTCGCCCTTGTAGTACTCGGTCATCTCCGACTGAATGTCGGCGACGCTCTCGTCCATGTAGCTGATCGCGTCGGTAATTTCGGACGCAACGGCTTCTGCCAGGCCCTCGGGCAGCTTCTCGTCGGGGCTCACGACGCCTTCGGCGGCGTCGTCTTCGTAATCTTCAGCCATTTATCGGGCCTTTCTTGACATAAAAGTGATTTTATCAACTTCTCCGGCTGAAGTTCCGGCGCAGCGGTCGGCCCCAGGCATGCTTAGACGCACCCTTGCCTGCGATGACTATCCCGTTGGTGCCCGCGAACGTGAGCAGGAACGAATCGGCAAGGTCGGGACTGCTTTTGTCGCGTGTGCGCTTCTTGATCTCGTCCTTGGACTCGACCTTGATCTTGCCGTTGCTGGTGAAAGTGTACTTGACCATCGCCAACTCATCGACGAGACGGCCATCGGCCTGGTCGATGCTGACGTTGCGCTTCTCCAGCCACTCCTTGCCCCGAAACCACAGCTCGGCGCGCAGGTTGGTGTACTTCTCGCCGAAAGCGGGGGCCTCGGAGACGTTGACGTCGATCACAGGCAGGCCCAGCTCGCGCAGTCGGTCAGCGACGCCCGCGCCCAGGCCGATCGAGTCGACGCAGATCTCGACCGGGCGCAGCCGTGGCACGGTCTCGTTCCACTCGTTGATGATCCAGCCGGCCACCTGCATCGTGTCCATGTTGCGCTTGACCTGCTGGGGCTCCATGAGCTTGGGGCCCTTGCGCTTGGTCAGCACGGTGCGGTCGGATCCGAAGCGCGCCACGTCCAGGCCCCACACGACGGGCGCCGAGGGGCTGGTCTCGATGTGCCGGGTCTTGGCGCTCTCGAGCAGGTCGATCGGGATGACCGCGTCGTCGTCGGCCAGGGGGAACTCGCCCAGCACGCGCACCCGAAAGGCGTTGGAGTTCTCGCCGTAGGTCTCGCGGATCTCCTGCACGAACTCCTTGGAGACCCGGCGGGGCACGTCCTCGCAGGAGACCTTCAGGGTCCACCAGCTGTCGCGCAGGCGGTTGTGCGTGTCGTAGAACATGCCGGTGCTCTGCGTGGGGTTGCCCAGCAGCAGGGTCACCGCGTTGTGACCTGACATCGAGCCAGCGGCCGCTTCGAAGACGCCCTCGGGGATACCGGAGGCCTCGTCGCCGATCAGCATGACGTTGTCGGCGTGCACGCCCTGCAGGGCCTCGGGCTGCTCGGCCCGGCTGGTCCTGGCGGAGATGAAGACCTCGGTCGGGGCGCCCTTGAGCTCGATGCGCTCGGTCTTGATCTCGAAGAGGTCCTGCAGCGCCTCGGGCAGCTTGCGCAGCTGGGCCTTCAGTTCGGCGAACAGGGCGTCGTAGAGCTGGCTGGAGGTGGGCGCCGTGATGACGACCTTGCAGGTGTACCGGGTCAGGAAGTACCAGCCGGCCGCCCAGGACGCGAATGTCGACTTCCCGACACCGTGGCCGGAGCGAATGGAGATCCGGCGCTCGCCGGCAGCGATGGCGTTGAGGGCCTTCTGCTGCCACTCCTCCGGCTCCTGACCGAAGACTTCCCGCACGAAAAGCACGGGGTTGTTCTGGTAGCGGTCGAGCCAGTCCTGAAACGGATTGCTGGTCAGTTCTTGGGTCATAGGGCCGGATTATCGCAGGGCCACGAAAAAGGGGCCCCGCAGGGCCCCTAGTGCTTCGGTGCGTGCCAGTCCAGGGAGGAACCTGTAACTGACCGCAGGATGGCGCGGGCCCAGCGCGGCCGCTATTCCCGCCCCGCCCTTTACGGGTTGAACAGTGCCCACACGGACAGGGCCAGGCAGACCACGCCCGCGACCACCGCGGCAGCAACGGCCCAGGCCACCACCGCATGCACCCGCTTGATGGCCCGCATGGCGTAGAACTCGGCCTGGCTCAGGTAGGGGTCCTCGTAGCGCTTCATGCTGGCTTCACCCTGTCCTTGTATCGGTTGAATCGCCACGACGTGGCTTCCGCCTCGATGCGTTGCCAGACGGCCTCGCGCTCGGGTTCTGTCATGGCGTTCCAGTTGGCCACCTCGATGTAGGTGCGCCCGCACCCCTTGCAGTGCTCGTCGTAGAGCGTGGTGCACACCGCGATGCACGGGCTGTCGGGGCGCTTCATGCTGCCGCCTCCAGGCTCGCGGTGGGCTTCTTCGGCCCGGTGCGGCGCTTGAGGGCGCCCACGTTGAACACTTCCTTGGCGCGGGCCTTCGCAGCCGCAATCTCGCGCTTCTCCGCGGCCTCGAGCCGGTCGAGGATCCGGGTGATGCTCGTGCCGCACCAGTGCCCGCGGCCTGACGGCGTGCGGTAGCCCTCCTGGTTGAGGCGCGCGGCCATGTCGGCGCGGCTGGTCACGCCCTCCGCCATGAAGGCGCGCAGTCGGATGAGGGTTTGCTTGGCGTACTCGTCGGCCTTCTCTGTGCGCTTGACGCGGCCGAGGGCGCGCACATCCTCGGGGAAGTCGCCGCCCCGATAGCCGCCCCACACTTTGCCCCGCTTCTTGGCCTGCTCGATCGCGCCCTTGATGCGGTCGGAGATCATCCCGCTCTCGAGCTCTGCGATCGAGGCCATGATCTGCACCATGAAGCGCCCCACCGGCCCGGGGGGCAGCTGCGGCAGGTTGCAGAAGACGACGTCGACGTCGCCCTCGTGGATCTCGCCCAGGAAGCGAGCGTTGCGGGCCAGGCGGTCGAGCTTTGCGACGATCAGCACGGCCCCGTAGGCCTTCGCGGCCGCCAGCGCCTCATGGAGGGCCGGACGACGCTCGGAGCGGCCGCTCATCACGTCGGTGTAGCTGTCGAGCACGAAGCCACCGGGTACGGCTGCGACGTAGTCTTCGACGATCTGGCGCTGCGCCTCGAGGCCGAGGCCGCTGCGGCCCTGTCGCTCGGTGGAGACGCGGTAGTAGGCGATGAATTTCTTGGTCATGGGATTTTTCGGATTTCGGTTCTGCGTTCCAGGGCACCGGGAGGGGGTGGGGGTCCTCGGACATTTTGGTTGGCGGGCAATCGGAGTGTGGAGGGGTCCACAGCTACAGCACGGGCCGGGGGACCCAGGCCGGGCCCGGGGGGGGCTCCAGCCGCCAGGCCGCCGCCCCATCCGTCTACCCGACGCGCTGCTCGTCCGCACTTCCCGCTATGTCCTTGGTTTCCCTCACATTCCCGGTGAATCTCGCAGACCGGTCATGTCTGCTTGACCAGAATGTAATCGCCTTTGCTTTTTGTGTCAACACATCAAGGGCTTAGAGCTCGTCGAGTTCGGCCTGGCTCGGCCCCTTCGGCGTCACGTCGATGATGCCCGACACTTCCCCGCCCGGCCCTGCGGTTCTCGTGCGCAGCGCATCCAGGTGCATCGCGTGCAGGTTGATCGTCACCTCGGCCTTGTTCTGCTGGCCGTACGCTGCACGGTTCCAGCGCTCGGCCGTCCACTGGCGCACGCCGATGCGCAGCTTCGCCTTGTTGAGCTCGCCCGGGTGATCGGCGTCGACGTCGTCGGCGATGGCCCGAGCTTCGTCGACGAGGGCAGTTGCGGCTCTCGCACGCGCACGCGAGGCAAGGGCGGCCCGTTCTGGGTCCTCCTCGAGCCATTCCAGCAGTGCGGCTTTCGAAATGCCCGTCGCTTCGCAGATCCGAGCCAGCTGCTTTCCCTCCCCCAGCATCTCGATGATCCGATCGCCCAGCTCTGCGTCGCTCGCCAGCACCGCCAGGTCCTGTGTCCTCTTCGGCCGTCCAGCCATGTCATCACCTCCGAAAGTCAATTTACACATTGTACCGAGCGCTGCCCGATCGCCCTCACACCGGCCTGATCCCTGACGTTCCCGACCCTCCAAACCTCGCCCACACCGGCCTGACACAGCCGACTGACACAGTGACTGACACATCGAAACCCCCTTGTGTCAGCGCTAAGTCCTTGTCGCACAACAACTTTCCCATTTCCTGACACACTGACACATCCGTCGGACAAAAGTCCTTCTCAGGTGCGTGCGCACGCATGCGCGTACATGCGCGTAGAGCATTTACCCCCCACTTTATGTGTCAGTGTGTCAGTCGCAGCGCTAAGTTGTTGATTTCAAACGCTTTTTCGACTGACACAGTCCAATTTCTCTGTGTCAGATGCTGTCAGCTGTGTCAGTCGCTGTGTCAGAGCTCTGCGTCAGCCGCCACGCCGCCAGCCGCCCTGCCGCAAGTAGCCCCAAGTAATGTCCCCACAATGCGCTCGGGTATTGTTTGACAGTTGTGTCAACACATCGAGTACAATTCATCCAACGACAGCACATCGCAGTCGCAACCCAAGGAGAACCACCATGCAAAACTTCAACGCCAACAAAGCCGCCGAGCTCATCAAAGCCGATGGCTACCTCTGCGAAGTCAAAGACGGCGCGGTCATCGTGCAAGACCCGGTGCACGTCTCTGGCGGTACGGCTGCAGGCCGCTTCGTCGAGTTCAAGGCCGTGACTCTGCGCAGCGACGCAGACGTCCGCAAGTTCATCCTCGACCGCAGCTGACCGGAGAGCGGCCATGCAACTCGACGCATCCGACTACCACCTGGCCGCAGCAGGCGCGGCCCACGCCCACCTGCAGCGCCTGCACCACGATCTGCGCGTGCGCATCATCGGCGCGTGGCTGCAGGAGAACCCGAAGCACTTCAAGGCGGCCGAGGTCGACCGTCTGCTGTCCGCCTATCGCCTCGGCCGCATGGGCATGGCCCTCGAAGAGGCCGAGATCCTTGTGTCCCGCTACTCGGAGATCTGACCATGAGCAAAGAGAACACCCTGCGCTACCAGAGCCTCATCTCCGACGCCAAGCAGTTCGAGCACTACGCCAGCGTCACGCGCGGCGCGGCCAGAGAGCGCTGGGCCGCCAAGGCCCAAGAAAAGCGCATCGAGGCCGCTGAGCTGCCCGACGACTTCGTCGACCCGCCATTCCAGATGCCCGCATGGGGCACCTACGGCACCTGATCCACCCACCAACTGAAAGAGGACTATGAAGCAATCGCACTACACCACCCCCCGCACTCTGGCCGACTGCACGTTCACCACCGGGTACGCCTCGGCACGCCGTGAGAAGGTCATTGGCATCCTTGAGGCCTTCGCCTGCGTCGCCGTCTTCGCCTTCATCGGCGTGCTGCTGGCTTGGAGGGGTTGAGCCATGAGAAGCAAACGCTTTGAGGCGTGGTTCGCCGAAGAAAACGACATCCCGCTCGACCGCGTGGCCGCCATGCACGACGGCCGCACCTACCGCGACTGGGACTACCACGTCGAGCTCGCATGGGCCGCATGGTGCGCAGCGCTCGGCTTCGAGGAGGGCGCAGCATGAAGCCCACCCGACAGCAAGCCATCCGCCGATTGCTCCTGCAGCACCCCGACGGCCTGACGCGCTCGCAGATCGGCGAGAAGCTCAACATGCAGGTAGGCAACGTCAGCACGGCCCTCAAGGCGATGCCCGACACCTACGTCGATCGGTTCATCCCAGCACCGCGCGGCCAGTACGAGAAGGTCTGGTGCGCCGTGTATGTGCCGCCCGACAGCCCGCACCCCAAGGACCGGATCTACAAGGGCGGAATGGGCCGTGCACCCCGCAGCTCGTTTGTGGGCGGCGTCTCTCCTTGGAGCCGCGCATGAGCATCGAAGCAATGAAGCAGGCGCTGGAGGCGTTGGAGATTGAGCAGGGGGCACACGCATACCTGCAACTGGGCAAAGCCGACCACATCGAGCAATCTATCGCTGCCCTCCGCACCGCCATCGAGCAAGCAGAGAAGCAGGAGCCGGTGGCGTGGACTGCCCGTGAACTGGAATTGATCGACGGAATGATTCGGGTGCAACTTGACCATGCTGAACGCTGCGACAGCATTGCCAACCGCACGATGGCCGATAAGCAAAAGGGCTGGGACATGGAGCGCGTGACACTGCTGCAAAAGATCAGAGCCACCCCACCCGCAGCACAGCGGCAATGGGTTGGTACAACAAACCCTGAACGCGCAAAGCTGCTTGCCAGCATTCCAGATGTTCCGTTTGAGGGTGACTGGCACACGCGCCTTCTTGACGCTCACGAAGCCAAGCTGCGCGAGAAGAACGGAGGGCAGGCATGAGCAAGTCTCACGGCCCCGCCATCCGCGCGCTGCTTCGTCAAGAGCTCGACGGCCTGACGCTGCGCGCGATCGCGGACGAGCTCTCCATCACGCCGGAGGTCACGCGCAACTCGCTGCTGCGCATGCCCGACGCCTACATCGACCGATGGCAAACTACATCGGGCGGCCCGCCGTCCGCCGTGTGGTGCGTCGTCGTGCCGCCAGAGAACTGCCCGCACCCGTGGCGGTCCAAACCATCCAACACTACCGGAGCCCAAGCATGAGCGGAAAAGGAAGCGCTCCCCGGCCGTTCGACGTGCCGCGCGAGCAATACGAGGACAACTTCGACCGGATCTTCCGGCGCAAGGATGGTCCCCTCATTGATGAGGGTACCAGCGAGCCTGCGGATGTCTCCCTCACTGATGAGGGTGACATGCCCACACCCGAGGAAGAGGAAGCGTGGGAGGAGCTGGAGCACAAGCCCGTGTACGCCGTGCAGGATCTCGGCGAGCTGCACCTGACGGCGCTGCCCAACGAGGTGGCCGTCCCGCAGGAGCTGTTCGAGGCGATCTGCGAGATGGAGCGCGAAAACCTCATGCTCCGAGCCCGCAATGAACGGCTGCAGGCCAGGCTGCGCGAGCTCACTGGCGAGGAGATGCCATGAGCACCTGGCCCTTCCCACCACCAAGCGGCCCAGTGCCGTGGACGCCAGCCCAGCAGCGGGCCCACCAGCGCCAGCAGCGCGACAGCTGGGAGGAGGCACCGCTATGACCCGCATCTCCCGCAAGTACCACGGCCCGGGACCACGCCGTCCGAGCGCCCTGCGCGCCTACCTCCGGCACCTCGGCAAGTGGCTGCTCATCGTGCTGGCCGTGGTGTTGGCCTCCCAGGCCCTCGTCGACGTGGCACTGGCCCGCATGACCGAGCCCCCGGCCAGCAAGTGCGACGAGCTCCTGACGAAGTACCCCACCACCCACGTCCACATCCGCATCAAGTGCAAAGGCAACACATGAACATCACCATCTACACCAAGACCAGCTGCCCGAACTGCGACGCAGCGAAGAACCTGCTCAAGACGCGCGGCATCCCCTTCGGCGAGGCCAGCGCAGAGAAGGACGGCACGATCGAGGCCCTGCGCATGCTGCACCCGTCGATCCGCCAGATGCCTGCCATTTTCATCGACGGCCAGTACGTCGGCGGCTTCGAGGGCCTGAAGGCCGCCCTTGCACAGGCGGCAGCATGAGCGAGCGCTACGTCTCCGACCGATGCGAGGACATCGTGGATCGCCACGGCCCCATTGCCATCGTCACGCAGGGCCTCGGCTACCACCGGCCCGGCGAAGACCGCTGCGTGCTGACCGACACCGGCAATGGGTTCATCGCCAAGTTCCCCGGCAACAGCAGCACCCGGCAGGACTACTACGTCTGCCTCGACTATGCGCAGGCCCGCGACATTGTGCTGGCGCTGTCAACGTTCAAGAAAGAGCTGGGATTCGTATGACAGTCGACCATCCGATGGAGATTGCCCTGCTGCGCGAGGCCATGCTGCAGCCCTTTCGCACGCTCAGGACGATCGAGATGGCCCCGGCCCTCACATGGCTGGGCGACACGAAGCTGGCGAACCCCAAGCGCCTGCGCATGC